CTAATAGACCTATACGACGAAACAACCGAGCAAAAGGGGCGCGTAGAATACATGATAGTTTGTAATACTATTTACAAGCGATGAAGCGCCCGCCACGCGAAAGCGATATTTATACCTCGATTTCGAAGTATATGCGCTACAAATACCCCGAAATACTATTTAGGTTTGATTTCAGCGCTGGTACCAAAATGAGCGTAGGGCAAGCAAGGGTACACAAATCGATGAACCCGCATCGAGGTTACCCCGACTTATTTATCGCCGCCCCGCGTGGTAAATTTTGCGGTTTGTTTATCGAAATCAAGAAAAGCGATTTTAAGCCGTTTAAACGCGATGGAACGCTAAAACAAGATGAACACCTAACCGAACAATTCGAAGTACTTACGCGGCTTAAATACGCGGGTTTCGAGGCATTGTTTTGCTCGGGGTTAGATGAGTGCATTAACACAATTGAAAACTATTTGAATCAATAAAAACAACAAACACATGAACACACAACAAACACAACTATTTGAGCCGAAAATTGAGATTAAAAAAGTTAACTCAGTAATAGGTTCGGGCTATGAAGTAAAGGTAGCCGAACTGGCTTTATTGGATGGTGTAGCATATCGCGCCGCGAGAAAGAATATGCAAAAAAATTCGGCTATTATTTGCGAGATAGATGGCAATTTTGCGGGCTTTTTTACTTACGAGGTTAACCACGCTGTAAAAGAGTTTTGCTTGCTTCAGTCTGCAATGTACCCCGAATATAAGGATAAGACCATTTATTCAATGATGGTATCTGAAATCATTAAACAAAATACCGATAACTATGTAATGATAATGACGGTATCTAAAAAGCATGATTTAGAAAACCCTAAAGTATTTTTAGCCCTCGGGTTTAAAGTAAATTTAGAAAAGTCGGATTTCGTTTATATGTACTACGGGCAACCCGAACAAGTAAGGGTTAAAAAACTTTGCCATATGGCTATGACTAATTTATGGCAGTCAACGAGCGGCGAATGGCTAAAGATTAAAAGAGAATGGAACGAAAAAATTGAGGCGGCTGGGTTGAAGTATAACGTACCTAATCCAAAGTTTGCAAGCCGTGAGGGTTGTTGGCAGGGTAGCAGCGGAATGAGTAACGTAGTTTTATCTAAACAGGTTGTTAAAGACGACGAAATTATAACCGATAAAGGCAAAGACCTAAACGGTAACGCAAGCGTTTTAGACCCTGCATTGTGTGAGATTATAGTAAAAATGTTTATGCCAAAAAACGGAGTAAGGGTTTATAATCCATTTGGCGGAGGCGTTCAAATGGGTTTTGTAGCTGGCGGGTGTGGCTTTGAATACCTATCCTCTGAAATTAGAGAAAATCAATGCGACGCAAATAATGCCATTTGTCAAGACTTTTATAACGTTAAATGGGTTCAGTCAGATAGTTCGAAATACGTACCTAAAAACCCCGAAAAGTTCGATTTAATATTCTCATGCCCGCCTTATTATAAAGTTGAAAAGTATATCGATTATGATGGCAATTCGCCCGAAGGTGAATTAAACACATTGCCGACTTATGAGCAGTTTAGGGATTTACTTTTTGAGGGTTATAAAAATGCGATTTCGGTAATGAATGATAACACTTTCTTTGTCGTAATGACTGGAGATAGTCGCGATAGCAAAGGCGGGTATTATGGCTGTGAGGCTGAACATGAGCTTTTTTTCAAAAGTCAGGGTTTGCACATTTATAACAGGATTGTTTATTTAGAGAGTGAGTTTACGCGCCGCGCAACTGCAAAGAAAACGCTAAATTCAAGAAAGTACCCGAAATGCGAACAAAAGGTTTACGCGTTCTTTAAAGGCGACCCGAATAAAATTAAGGACTTGTTTCCAAACGTTGGGCGCTTGTAATGAAAACCTATTCGAATGTTATAGCATTAACCAAAAATGCGCGCGGTATTTATTCAATCGACCCTACGGTTGGCTGTTCTTCAGGAACTAAAAACAATAAGTTAGGCTGTTATAATGATTGTTACGCCGCGCGCATTGCTAAAATTTACGGCTATAATTTCAGCAAAACAGTTAAAAAGAACTTTACCAGTCAAAAGCATTTAAACAAAGTTAAAAGAGAGATAAGTAAAATTAAGATGCCTTTTATTCGGATGGGTACAATGGGCGACCCGTCCGAAGACTGGGAGCATACTGTATCGATATGCGAAAAAATACAAAGCAACATACAGTTAGATATGTTCAAAGAGGATAGTCGAAAGGAAATAGTTATAATAACTAAGCATTGGACTGTTTTAACCGACGAACAACTTAAAAGGATATCGAAACTAAAGATTTGTATTAATACCTCTGTTTCTGCGATAGACGATAAAAGCCAGCTCGATTTATGTTTGAATGAGTACGAACGAATTAAGCCCTATTGTAAATCAGTTTTAAGAGTTGTTTCATTCGATTTCAATACCGATTCGAACGATGGTAAAATGTTTTCTGAAATACAGGCGCAAATCTTTAGTAACTACAATGTTTTGGATACGGTATTTAGAAGCTCAAAAAACAATCAGTTAGTTAAGAATGGAATAATAAACATTCATAAGACAAAGTTTTTAGGCAAAAAAACATATGTATCTAAGTATAACAAAAAAACATACTTCGGTAATTGTAAAAACTGTTTAGAGATGTGCGGCGTAAATATGTAAATTTATTACTATCTTTAAGCATTCGGAAGTAGGACACCGAATGAATTAAAAACATTTGAAGCCCTTTGGGGGCTGCGAGGCAAAGAGTTAAATCCGCGCCTGTCCTACCGCAGCCATCAAAGGGTATTTTTTTTATGACTAAGCGCGATACTTGTATATTTTACCGCTCAATGTATGAGGGTATAAAAGACCTACCAAAAGAAACTCAAGCAGAAATTTACGATGCTATTTTTAGTTATTCGTTAGACTTTGAGCAAAAGGAATTAACCGGTATATCTAAAACGATTTGGACTTTTATAGAACCCGTTTTAACTAAAGGAAACACAAACTACATAAACGGAAGTAAACCGAAATCGAAGCGAATCGAAAGCGAAATTGAAGCGAAACCGAAGCGAATTAAAAGCGAAACCGAAGCCTATAAGGATAAGGATAAGGATAAAGAGAAAGATAAGGATAAAGAGAACTTTAAAAAGTGGGGCAAAGAGGATTTAATAAAATCAATGACACCATACGCTGAACGTTATACTAAAGAAATGCTAAACACTTTTTATAATTATTGGAAAGAACCTTTGCCAAATGGAAAACTAAGACTAACGGCTCAAGATGCTTGGGATACTGGCAGACGTTTGGCAACTTGGAAAAAAATTGATAGTTCTAAACAACCCGAACAAAAGGTAGTAACACGCGCCTCGATGGGGGTTAAGATGCAGTAAGAAAAATATTTTTAAAATAATTTAGAAAAAGTTTGCAGAATCAAAATATAGTTGTATGTTTGCTGAACCAAAACACACACACCATGACACTCGAACAATTCACAGCAACAGCAACAGAAAAAATGGAAACCTTACCAACTAACGATTTAATGGTTGAGGTTAAAAAATTAGCAAACGATTTTTCAAACGCAGCTTCAATAGTTATGGATGTAGCCCTCGATATTTTAATGGAGCGTTTACCTGAAAGCGAATTTGTAAATTTCTGCGATAGCTTATAAAAAAAACGGGCGGCTAACAACCGCCCAAACTTTAAACACTTACAAAATGGAACGCAAAATAGTTAAAACAGAATTTGAAATAACAACCACACCAATGGGTAAAATATTTGCAAAAGTAGGCGATACAATAACAATTTCAAATCGCGATTCAGAGCATTACAATGTACATAAAGTAAACGATACCAAAATATTTTCACGGTGGATGCGTAAAGCATGGGTAAACTCAAAATGTAACTAAATGAAACCCCTACCAAAAATCGAACAGGCTTTAATTTTCATAATGCTGCACGAACCCGACGCAGCGCGTGAAATAGTGCCACAGCTATCAGAGTATCACTTTACCGAAGAACTCGCGTTAAAATGCTTTAAAATCATTAAATCGATACAATCGGATAACAAGCAACCGACTCTCGTTACACTCGGTAGCTACGCACTAAGCACAAAAGCAATCGAACCGCGCGACCTTGCAAATGTTTCGGGATGGGGTAACGACCTATCGTACACCGAACCCGTTAACCAGTACATCGCGATTCTAAATGACGAACATATTAAGCGTTCAATAACGACGATATTAACCGAGGAAACGTTAGGAATCAATAACAACAAAGGCGGCGTTAATACAGCCGTCGAAATCGTTAAGCGCCTCAACTCATTAATCGAGGATGGCAGTCCTATCGATAACATCATAACCACGCTGCAACTTGCAGACGAAGAAAGGCAAGCATATTACCGCCGCGCTGCGATGTATCAAAACGGGCAAACGAGCGGGTTAAGTACGGGTATAGATTCCGTTAACCGTTTTACTGGTGGCTTTCACCCCGAGCTTATAATCTTAGCGGGTCGCCCTTCGATGGGTAAAACAGCGTTAGCTCTTTACCACGCTTGTAACTTTAACGAGCCGGGTATTTACTTTAACCTCGAAATGAATAACAGCCAACTATGCCAGCGCCTAATTTTGCAGCATAGTAACGAGCAAGTAAACGCCGCACGGCTTCGCGATGGAAACCTAAACCAACCCGAGTTACATACCTTCGAACAATCAATAGGTCAAATCGAAAAGCTACCAATTTTAATCTATGACAAACCGCGATGCGGGGTACATGAGGCAATACGTATTATGCGACGCGAAGCGCGTAAAGGGCGTTGCAAGTGGGCAATAATCGACTACTTACAATTAATGACGATAGAGGGCTTTAAAGGTGGTAATCGTGAAATGGAAGTAGCAGAGATAAGCCGCACGTTAAAAGCCGCGCAAAAGGAATTAAACATACCTATTATAGCCCTTGCGCAATTGAGTAGGCAAGTAGAACAGCGAAGCGATAAACGCCCGATTTTATCCGACCTACGCGAAAGCGGCTCGATAGAACAAGATGCAGACACTGTAATATTTATTTACCGCCCAAAGTATTACGGCATTGATGAGGTCGACGGCGAGCAAACCGATAAGCACGTTTTTTACCTATTCGAAAAGCATAGGCAAGGCGCGACAGGTGAGGTACGCTTTCAGCATAACAACACGATAACGGCGTTTAGCGATTTGGGCGGTAATACTGGCAGCTCGTTTTTACCGATGCCCGAAACCGAGAAAGTAATTAGCGCAATAGCGCCTAATAACGAATTTGATAAAGAGCCATTTTGATTTATGACAAAAAAGAAAATAAAATTATTAGATGTACCAAAAGAACAAAAGGACTGGTTTAATAAAGAATTTTACTCAGTAAACGATGAAAATTACCCGACCGATGGGGCTTCATTTGATATGTTAAAAAACAATATATTAGGGCATAATGATAGATTTATTGATTGGAATCATGATGCTATGGGGCTTTTAGAAGGGTTTTGGATGGGTTATTCGTCGGGCGGTAATTCTAAATTAACTACCGAATATTTTTTAGATATATGCTTTTGGACTTTACAAAATGCAAAACACTTAGAATTTTATGAATTAGCTTATAATATAAAACTTGTTTACGAATCAATAACAACAGTTATTAGTGAGAACGAAGCACAAATTATAGAATATCAATTTAATAACCAGCCGTTTTGAAAACCGAAGAACGTATAATCGATTACATGACTAACCACGAACCCGAGCAAACTGAATTTAAAGAGGGCGCGGCATATTACACCGACACGCTTAAAACGCATCGCAGCTATGCAGCGCAACTAATGAGCGCCCAGCGCACATCGATAGCCTACCGAATGTATTTAAACCGTTGTTTAGATTGGTTGAAGCTACTTAAAAAACACGGCGTAAATTTGCACAACGTAATCAAAAATTAACTATATTTGTGGCATGAAGTCCGAAGCAAAGGCAAAAGATAACCGAGGCGGTCGCCGCGAGGGTGCTGGTAGGTTGCCAAAATATGGCGAACCAACCGCTACTCTGTGCTTTCGCGTACCGCAAACGAGCCGCGAAAAAATTACGGCGATGGTGCGCGATTACCTCGAAACGCTAAAACTCGAATACAAAGCAACGAAACGCGAGCCTGAGTATGGATGCTAAACTATTAACCATACCGTGCGCGATTGAATCGGTAGCCACGCGCCGCGATAAAACGATTAAGGTAACAATCGGAACACAGGAACTAACGCCTGAACAAACGAGCGCGTTATTTAGTCAATGGATGGGCGGCGTAGGTGTTATGGCGTTTAAGGGCGAACAATTCAATTATAACGACGAACAGCTACTTAATAACCTTAAACTCGATGCCGCCGAACTTGGCAGCAAAACACCGAGCCAGCGGTTACGCGCAACGCTTTACGTTCTATTCGAACACGCGCCCGAGGGGCATAAGGATTTTAACGGCTTCTATGCTTCAATGATGGAGCGCTTTATCGAAATGGTAAAAAAACGAATCGACACTTATAATTTGTAAATTTGTACTATGCCACTATTTCAAGGCGATAGCGACGCCGTTATACAAATGAACATTCGTAAGCTAATCGAAGAGGGTTACAGCCCTTCGCAAGCGGCGGCAATAGCATACGCCGAGGCTGAAAAGTGGCGCAAAGGACGTAAGCGATAACAGCCAAAAAACAGCCGTGAAAAATCCGATACCAAACAACAAGCCATTCAAAAAAGGGCAGTCAGGCAACCCGAACGGGCGACCGCGTAAGCTGCCCGAATTAAGCGTATTGTTAGCCGATGTTTTAGGCGAACAAACTAAGGAAGGATTAACGGCGGCTGAAGATATTTTAAGAGCAATGTACGCAAGGGCGCGAAAGGGCGACACGAGAGCAGCCGAACTACTATTAGACCGCGCATACGGTAAGCCAAAGCAAAGTATAGATAATAACATCACCACAACCGAGCCGCTCGTTATTGTATTAACCGAACCGAGCCAACCGAATGAATGAGGTTTAAATTAACCGAAACGCAAACGATAGCGTATAGACAGGCGTTCTATGGGGATAAGCGCGTTATTGTTTTCGGAGGCGCTATACGTGGCGGTAAAACGTATTGGCTATTATTAACCCTAACATCGCTTTGTTTAACTTACCCGCGTTCGAGGTGGGCGGTTATTCGTAAAAGCCTACCCGACTTAAAGCGTACCACGTTTCCGAGCTTTGCTTCGATAATGATGGACGGGGTAAGTAACTACGTTAAGAACTGGAATAGGGAAACCAACGTTATAACATTCACGAATGGTTCGGAGTTAATGTTCATGGCTGAATCATTCGACGATGATAAAGACCTTAACCGCTTTAGGGGTTTAGAGATTAACGGCGCGGGCTTGGACGAAGTAAACGAACTGCAAGAGGTAACATTCTATAAAGTTCAGGAGCGTATTGGAAGTTGGAACAAAGCACACGGTAAACCGCCTATCGTTTGCCTCGCAACGTGCAACCCTGCGCAAAATTGGGTTAAGTCGATTATATACAATCGTTACCGCGAAAACACCCTACCCGAACGTTGGGCTTACATACCGAGCCGAATAACAGATAATCCCCATATCGCGCCCGAATACCTCGAAGCGTTAAAGGAATTACCGCCTATTCAATACGCTCGATTTGTTGAGGGCGACTGGGACGTTTTAGATGACGTTGCTAACCCGTTCCTATACGCATGGAGCGACGAAAAGCACATTGATGATAGCGCTAACCATAACCCACACCTACCGACCTATATAAGCGTCGATTTCAACATTAACCCGCTTTGTGCTTTGGTTATTCAAAACATTGGCAGCGCGGCGCGGGTAGTGGATGAAATAAAGATAGAGCGCGGTTCGATAGATGCTTTCTGTGATGCGGTCGATGCTTTAAACATTCCAACGGGTTTAATTAGGATAACGGGCGATGCGATGGGCAAAGGCGGTACGATACAGGAACGTGATAATTCGAGCGCGTACATTCAGATTAAGCGCCGCCTGAAGTTAGCCGACAATCAAATAATAATACCAGCGAACCCGCGCCACGTTAACAGCCGTATCGATTGCAACACGGCGCTAAAGAAACTCGATATTAAAGTAAATAGTAAAAAGTGCAAGGGTTTTGTATTCGATGCAAAGCAAGTACAATGCAATGCAGAGGGGCAGATAATAAAGAGCAATCGTAAAAACCTAACCGAGCGCGCAGATTATTTAGATTGTTTTCGTTACTTTGTAAACGCAATTTTAAAACGATACCTATGAGCGTTTGTACACCTTGTTTCGATTCGGGCATTCAGGTAGCCTATTGCAACGGCGGTATTGCTTTCGGTTACGTCGAACCCGAAACGGCGTATACGATAACCCTAACGCATAACGCCACGAATAAAATGCAGGTATTTAACGCCGAATCGGATATTGACGGGCTGTTAACCATTACGGGTGCGAAGATAGATAACGGGCAAGGCTACACGATTAACCTTGCGGGGTGTAATACGTTTACGATATGCGAGGTCGAATATACTTGCATTAGCTTTAGCGTGGCAAACATCGAAGTAATAAGCGAAGAACCGATTGTAGTTAACTTAATGGAGTGTATAGAATGCTAAAGATAAAGTCTATTTTTCGCGGTTGGTGGTTTTGGGTAACATCCAATAAAGAGGCAAACGCACTAAGCGAAACCCGAACGCCTATTTGTAACCTATGCCAGCATCGTAATAAGGCGTTAAATGTTTGTACGGCGTGCGGTTGTTTTCTACCCGCTAAAACACGGGTTAAAGATGCTGAATGCCCTCACGATTATTGGATTTAGAAATGACTGGGTTCATCCTCTGCCAAGCGTTCTTGAGTGAATCGCTCGATACCGAGGATGAAACCCTACGCGAATTAACCGAGCGCGATATTGGGTTCGTTGAGGTGCTAATAAACGTAAACGATATAAGCCATGTGTTTAGCGGCGAATATGAAGATTGCATAATTCAATTGCGTAGCGGCAATATCATAAAAGTAAAAAATGACATCGACCACATCATTCAACAAATTAGGCGCGCGACTGCGATTAATATTTTCGCGCAATAAGCAAAACGCAGAACTACCGAAGTATAATTTAGTTCAGCTATTCACTAAGGACGGTTACACTTATTACCGATTCCCAAAAGAAACCGCATTACCGTTAGAACGCTTTGCAATGAGCATGAGTTTGCTCGAGCGTTTAAGTAGCGGGCTTTCGGGTTCTGAGATGGAAGCGATACTAACCGAAATGGAAAAGGCTTTAGGGGCGGGGCTAACGAACCCACGCAACGCGGCGTTAGTTGCTACCTACATTCACGTAATACGCGAAAGGCAAAACACGGTAATACACCGCGACCTATTGTTAAACATTGCGGCGACGTGGGTAGTACGCTCGGACGAAAACCCTGCGATAATAAACCCCGACGTACACCAAGCGAAACTAAAAGTATTTGAGGCGATGGCAGAGGAGGGGTCGCACGATTTTTTTACAGGTTTGGATATCGAGCCGCTGAAACCCTTACTACGTATGTCGCCCGACGAATTAACGACATTATGGGAGTACAACCGAGTACAGCTCCAAAAGCTGCACGAAACGTTAGCGGCGTTGAGTTCTCACCGGGACGACGGGCAAAGCAAGCGCAAGAAAGATTTAGGGAGCAAGTGATGCACATCGCGGGCGGTAACG